CCCGGAGAAATCCGGGTTTTTTATTGATAGATAATTTGCAATATTGGACAGATCTACACTATAATAGAGAATGGAAAAAATAATAAAACAAATGTTGTCAACTGTAAAGAGCAAACAGTTTTCTAGATTCGTAAAAGCTCGCCAGGATTTACATGCATGGTTAATAAACTTAACTAACTCGTATGATCCTATCAACATAAATGAAATGATATGGATTTATATTAACGGTCCACCACCTGTTTGCACTTATGGCTCTAAACGAAAATTCAACAGTTATGAAAAAGGTTATTTTAAATGTTGTGGACATTCAACTTGTGGGTGTAGAAGTAAGCTGCAGTCTGAAAAGATATCATCCTGGCATAAGAGTTTGACCCCTGAAGAAAAAATTAATCTTGTCAACCGAGCAAAAAAAACTTTTATGGAAAATTACGGAGTTGACAATGTTATGAAATCGGAGAAAGTCAAATCGTTAAGAGAAAAAAATAGTTTGGAAAAATATGGTACAAAAACACCCATAGAATCTGAAGAAATTCAGGAAATGATTAAACTAACAAATATAAAAAAGTATGGCGTTGAGTATCCATTTCAATCAACCGATATCCAGCAAAAATCAAAAGCGGCAACATTAGAAAAATATGGAAATTTAATGACCCATGCTAGAGCAGCTGCATATGAAAAATATCATGGAAAAAATCCATTTACTGACACTGATGTTCAAGCAAAAATAAGAGACTCAATGTTGAGAAAGTATGGGACTGAACATCCATTACAAAATAAAGATATACTAGAATCAATGAAGCAAAAAGTTTTTCAACAATATGGAGTTAAAAACGTAAGTCAAAAACATATTGATCCATCTATGCTAGAACTTCTAGAAAATGTTGAATTATTTAAGGAATTTTCAACTGGTAAAACTGTACATGAAATACATAATGAAACTGGATTGAGCACAACGCTTTTATACAGATACATCAAACGGCACAATATAGATTCTATTGTGAGTCCAAATAGTTTGATGCAGTGGGATCTTCGTCAATGGTTAGACAACAACAAAATTAAATATATAGAAAATAATAGACTTATTATCAAGCCATTTGAAATAGATTTCTATTTGCCAGATTTTCAATTGGGTATTGAACTTAATGGACTAGCATCTCATAGTGAAATATATGCTGAAAAAGACAAAAATTACCATAAAATGAAATATGATATGTGTCAACAACAAGGTATACAGTTGCTTCAGATATGGCAGGATGAATACTGGGAAAAAAAATCTATAGTTTTGGATAAAATATCACATTTGTGTGGGTTGAATACGAAAACACTGCATGCGCGAAAAGCTGATGTGCGAATTGTTGATTCAACAGATGATGACCGTTCTTTTTTGGAAAAAAACCACATTCAAGGATTTCCAGACTACAGATCCGTGACAATAGGTGCATTCATAGAAGGAAAACTATCAGCGTGCATGAGTTGGGCTATGATCAGAAACAATATGGAAATGGTACGTTTTGCAACATTAATAGGGCATAAATCACCCGGTATGTTTTCAAAATTATTAAAAAAGTCTGTAACAATTCTTGGATTAGAAAATTCTGTGATTGTTACTTATAGCGATAACCGATATAGCAATGGTGAACTATATGAAAAAACCGGGTGGAAAATGGTTAAAGAGTTAGCCCCAGATTATTGCTATACAAAAAATTATTGTGAAAGAGAAAATAAGAAAAAATTTATGAAGGGTAAGATTATGAAAAAGTTTGCATTGCCAATAACAAAACTAAAATATACAGAATGGCAATTAATGCAAGAACTAGGATATGATAGACTATGGGATTGTGGGAAAAAACGATGGGAATATGAAATAAAAAATACATGAATAAAGAATTAATTCAAAACATAGTAGAAAAATATAATCCCAAACAACTTGGACTGTACATTAAAAAGAACCGTGAACTACATACATGGTTATTGGATATAACCGCCAACTTGGCTGGTAATCCTACTATATCAGAACGAGTGTATGCTTATATTAACAATATTCAAACTAATATATGTTCACCACATGGAAAAATTAAAAAGTTTAAGGGTATTAATGATGGATATGGTTACTGCGGTTTGACTCGTGAATGCAACTGCGCCAAAGAAGCAGTCAGTACTAAAATTTCAAAACACCACGCAGAACTCAGTGATGAGACTAAAGATAATATACAGAATAAAAGAATAGAAACAAATTTTAAAAAATACGGAATAGGTAATGCAGGACAGCTTCCTATATCCGTAGAGAAACATAAAGAGTTTTACAATGATAAAAGTCTTGTAGAAAAACAAGTTATGTTATTTAAAAAAACTATGATGGCTAAGTATGGTGTTGAAAACCCTTCAAACATTACTGCCACGAATGAAAAACGTAAATCTACCTTACTAAGCAAATATGGTGTTGATAACATTAGTAAAACTCTTTCCAGAAGAAAAAGTTTGTCGGAAATTTCCAAAACAACTTGGATAAAAAGAAAATCTAGTAATGTAGATTTTCAACAATTGAATAATAAATTTAGAAATGTGTGTCATACAGAATTTAGTATGGCACCAGAAGACTACAAAGGTGTGACAGGGCACATTTGGTACACATTCAAATGTTTAAATTGTTCAGCATCTTTTGAAACATATATTGATAATGGTCATCTTCCCATTTGTAAATCGTGTCATCCCACTATACATAATTATAAAAGTGGTGAAGAAAATGAAGTTTTTGAATTTTTAAAAACATTAAATTTATCTGTACGACAACGTGATCGGAGAATAATATTTCCATTAGAACTTGACATAGTAAGTGATGACTGTAAAATAGCAATTGAATATTGTGGATTGTACTGGCATAGTGAATGTTCCGGTAAGAAAAATAAAGACTATCACATCCAAAAAATGAAATTGTGTGCTGATAAAGGATATAGATTAATAACCATATTCAGCGACGAATGGAATTTTAAGAAAGAAATAGTTAAATCCAAATTAAAATCAATATTTGCTGTAAACAAGAATGGTATTGGTGCAAGATCTTGTAAAATAAATTTTATTGATGCATCAGTTGCTGATGAATTTTATAAAAATTACCATATTCAAGGGGCAGCACCTGCTAATTGTCACATTGGATTATTTTTTGAAAATAATTTAGTGTCAGCAATGTCTTTTGGTAAACCCAGGGTATTTTTAAATCATACACATAATGATCAACGCGAACTTATTAGATATGCAACCTCAACTCAAATAGTTGGTGGAGCCGGAAAATTATTGAACTTTTATCAAAAAAATACTCAATGTAATGCTATTTTGTCATACGCAGATGCAAGGTGGAGTAACGGTAATTTATATTCAAAACTAAATTTTAAGTTGATTAATAAAGGTAATTTAACCCCTGGATATTGGTATACTACAGATTACAGCAGGCGAGAACATAGATTTAATTTTACAAAAAGTAATCTGGTAAAAAATGGGTATGATAGTAGTTGCTCAGAATGGGAAATAATGCAAAGTAGAGGATATGATAGAATTTGGGATTGTGGTCAACTTAAGTTTTTAAAAACGTATAGATGAAAGCCGTTGACATCGCTGTGAACTTTGGATATACTCCGAACACTCGCATAAGTGACTCCGTAGCTCAGTAGGATAGAGCAGCAGCCTTCTAAGCTGCTGGTCGGGGGTTCGAATCCCTCCGGAGTCGCCATTTTTTTGGCTATTTTAAATTTTTATGAAAATGTATGCATGCATTTTCAATGTCATCTACTGTGTTTTTAACAGTATGATTGCTAAGAACATATGCTTTATTCAGTTGAGTATCAAACTTTGATCTATCAAAGTTTTTTAATAGATTCAATAACTCATCGTCAGTTTCATATGTTTGGCCATAATCTTTCATCAACTTTGCTCCTGCGATATTTCTTGATATCCAGGGCGTATCATTCAGCATTGATTCTAATAAAACTAGTCCAAATCCTTCAGAGGTACTATGCATAAGCAAGCACTCAGCTTCTTTCATTGCATTAAGCACTTCCTGTCGATCATCCAGTAACAACGGAAGAATATAATCTGATTGACTTGGCATAATGCCATATCTATTGTCATATCCAGTTGTTACGAGAATTGAATCATCTAGAGTTGCCTTTTGGAATACATCACACAATTCTTTTATTGCTTTATTAGGCCAATAACCACCACATGTAAGAAACATTTTTTTGGTGATACCATATTTTTCTTTAAAACCAACTTTGCCATTTGAACTACTTGGTACTATACCATGTCGTATGTGTACTGATTTTTTTTCTACTTGATATTTCAAACAGTGTTGATAATCTTCATGTGTGCTGTATCCTATAAGTGCGGATGTAGTTAATCCTTTTAAACAAATTTGACTTTCACTTGGCAGGACTAATAAGTATAAAACTGGACTTGGGATATTTTTTATATTATTTAATACATAGTTTTGCACATTTACGTCGCCGCCATGAACAAATATTAAATCCCATGCGCCTAAAAGGATTGCCGGGTTACTTGTGACATGTATCCCATTATAGTCACCTTGATGTTCACCAGCTAATACTGCAACCATGTGCCCTCGACTAGCAGCCTCTTCAGCCATATTTTGAACGTATACTTCAGATCCTCCAGGAAATGGAGCATATCTATGTACAACAAATAAAAGTTTCATAAATCACCAATAAAAAACAGTATTGTAATGTTTGACAATATTTTTAAGTTCGGCATCGAAATCTTGGGTGTTTTTCCAACCTAAATTCCGAAGCTTTTCATCATTAAGCCAATAATTTAAATCATGTCCAGGTCTTTCAGTGTTGGGAAGTATAAAATCTTTCCAGGTTTCTGGATTGTATCCCATTTCACTCAGAATTTTTTTGAAGACATTCAAATTAGAATCGTGATAAGTGCCATTTATATTGAACACAGTATTATATTTTCCAGATTCAATTATATGCATAAGTGCAGCTGTTGTATCTTCTACATGAAGCCATGTTCTGCTTACGTTACCATTGTTGTATAATGGAAATTTTTTATTTAATGTAAGATATTTTATGGCTCTTGGTATAAATTTTTCTGGATTTTGGCCAATACCATAGTTGTTTGTTGGGCGTAAAATCACATATGGTATGTTATATGTTCGGTGCCATGCTTGAATAATCATGTCTGCACTTGCTTTGCTAGCCGAATATGGATTGCTAGGGAAAAGTACACTTTCTTCAGTAAATTTATCATGTTTAGCATCTCCATAAACTTCATCAGTGCTAAATTGAAAAAAGATTGGCCGATTATAATTTTGCTTTCTGCATATAAGATTTAATATGTTGACCACACCGTAAACGTTGGTATCAAGAAACTCTTTACTACTTTCAATACTATTGTCTACATGAGTTTCAGCTGCAGTGTTAATAATAAAGTCGCAATCATATATTTTGTCTAGTGTACGAATATCAGCTTTCTGGTATGTAAAGTTTTTATATGCTTTAAAAAGTTCAATTGACGCTTTATCTGCAGCATATGTTTCTTTATCTATGCCCATCACTGCCCATCCATTATCAAGACATTTCTTTGTTATATGTCGTCCAATAAATCCTAGGCATCCTAAAATGTAAACGATCTTGGTCATATTATTTCCAGACTTTGTTAAGGTTATTTTTTAATTCTTCAACTGGTACTAGTAATTCCTTATCTTGAGTATATGTGTCTCGTTTCCAACTCCAACCAGTGTTCATTGCCATGAAATGTCCATAAGTAACATCTTTAGTATGTATATATGGTCCAGACGTTCTGTGAAGAAGCCATTGATTGGTTATATTTCTGCCGGGACACAGCATATATTTGATCGGAACACCTTTGTGAACTTGGTTAGCAGTCATATAATAATTTTTAAAGTGTCTGACATCTGGGTTTTCATATTTTGCTTCGGTCTGAGTATATACGTTTACAGGTTCAATCCAAATACCTTGATAAAGTAGTGTAGAATAATCACCATTTTTGCAGATATAACTAAGTTCATCTAATGTCTTGCCATTTGTGAGTAGGAGTTCATCCAGATCCATATTTAAAACAAGATCTGCACAGAACAGGTATCGCCACTTGGCATGCTCTAACATTACATATTGGGAAAAATCACTGTCCCATGGCAAGGAATCACCTTTCTTTCCATCCCATTCCCATGCTCCCCCACCAAGTGTACCGAAAGGAACATCGTAATCAACGACTGTAACTTTCATATCTTCTCGTTGTAGAGCATCCTGTAACTCCGGTGTTGTGTACATGGTGCTCTGGTTATTGTACAGTAATGCACCCTCAAGATTGTACACTACCTTATGATATTCCAACCACTGTTTAATCCATGAAATTTCAGTATTCTTGCATATTGTAACGGCAACCTTTTTATTTTGAAAGTCAAAACTTGGTTTGTTTACGGGTAAGATATATTGATTATTGTAGCATGTAATTTTTAGGAATTTAATAGGCTTTGTAACGCGAAATGCTACAACTGATACCCTATCAAGAGAAATGTGTTGCCAATCAAGAAATTGATTTTCATCATCCATAAATTTACAGTTTTGTTCTAAAAAATCAACTGTTTGATATAATGGAGGTCCTATACAAACAATAGTATTATTGTTAATTTGTATTATGTCATTCCAGAGTGTGTCATAATCATATGTTTTTTCAAAATTACAAACTCTAAGTTCTTTGGGTCTGGCTGGTTCTCTTTTAATATTCCATTCTGTTGGATATTTGAATAGTGTCATATCTGTGGTCATGTTTTATCCTTAATATTATATTTGTATTTTAAATGATTGATGATCATGTGATATGTTTGCTCATTTGTGATATCTTCATTAAAGATATTTTTTTGCCAGTTCCATTTAGTTAAGTTTCTATGGTTGAAAATTTCATGACCATTACGATCTCTCTGGACCATAACAGAACCTCCCCCATATTTTTTCCAGGGATTTACCGCTCCTTTATGGAATGGTCCATATGGAATAAACCCATAAGGCACTTCTTCGCTGGCATGATAATTCCATGCTGAAAAATACTGATTATTCTTGATTGAGTATAATTGCCATGCCATTCTCCAGCATTCGGCATCTCCGCCAAAATTAAAATAGATGTTACTATTGTCGGTGAAATGTAGCATTAAATTGATTTGGTTCCATACTACCGGTTTATTCAAAATAAATTGTCCACTTTCAAATGGCTCACCATCATTTGGTGGAACATTAAATATTTTCCAGAAAGAACTGGTATCACAATACTGGTTTGATCTGTCTATACTATATACATCTCTCCAGAACAAGGATCCTTTTGTTTTATACTCTGGATCATCAAAAAGATACATACAATTTTTAATTGGGACATTGTCTCCATCAATCCACAAATTTTCTTGGTATGCGCTTTCAACTATAGCATAGGTTTTTACACCCCACCCTTTGTTATTATTATATCTATCTGTAAAATTTGGGCATTCACTTGCGATCTTTTTGCATTGAATTAATGCAGGATTTATTTTTGTTAACTCACTTATTTCATCATCGTTAAGTTCATTTTCTCTATAGAAAACTTCAATTGGAATGTTGAACTCTAGTCTATTCAACTCTGTAAGCAGAACAAATGTGCTGGGCAATTCTTGCCTGTATGAGCTTGTAACTATACTTTTTCCAGGTAAGTAAGTAGGCATTTGTCGCACATTTTTAATTGCTTTATCTTGTTCTTCGTATAGCGTATCCAGATTTACATTTATTTGCATTATCCATATCTCCGTTCAATGTCTGCATGCCAGTTTGGAACTCTGTCCCACTGATGAACTACTGCGTGAATAAGTCCCTGACTTGTATGTGACAGTTCATTACTCCAAACAGGAGTGGGTTCTAATAGGTGTGGTTTAAAACTTTCAATTTTAAGAGGGTCTACTGTGGTTCCTGCTTGACAGGCCCACCCACTTTCGCTCATGGTAAACTTTGTTATTAGTTTCCATGGGCGAGAATTCAATAACATATTGTACGCTGCTTGATCTCCATTATGTCTACCTGCTGTTTTTGAAATAAGATATAATTGAATCCATAAATCTTGTATTGCTTGTTGGCGACCAGCTTGTACTCCGCAATTCCATATAGGCTTAGTTTTCAAGCTTTCATATATAAATGGGAAGCTACCTTTAAGGTTGTCATCACCCCATGGTTCGTTTTGATATGTCAAACTCTCTCCTGATGCTAACAATTCATAATCACCAATATTGTTTAGCAACCATTCAGATGGATTTGTTTGAAAAACTACATCCTTAACGTCAGTGGAAATAACATATCTATAAGTATTGGGGCGAGAACATAAAAACTGCCATAGGTAAAAAAATCTATCTACTACTATAACAACAGGCATATTTGCGTAGCAATTACCTACATCGTCTCTTTGAAAAAATAATGTTTCAAATCCAAGGTCATGTAAGTGTTTAATAACATCTGCTGGTCCATTAAAGACTAATACTACCTTGTCTCCTTTGAATCCAGACCTCACAATGCTATTAGCCCAGTATTTTATTTTGTCCCAGTTATAATTAGTAACTGCACCAATGATCAAATCTTTTTCTTGCATAATATATTATACAAGAATTTTTATATAATTAGCAAATAAGATCTAGATTTTGTGCTATGTTAAGGTCACACATCATTTTAAATAATTTATCTTTATGTGGACTTTTTAAAAGTTCTGCTAACAAAAGCTGCACGCGCTTATCATCTTTTATATCTTTAAGAAGATCTGCATGTTTTTGTACTAATTCCTTATCTTTTTTTAACCATTTGGGATTTTCCATGTGTGCAATGCCCTTGATCCATCTAAGCAGATGTATTGGGGCTTGAACAATTCTATTTTCTATATTTGGGCAAAATCTTATTAGCTGGTTATCTAAATCTTTTAATGCATCTTGGTAGTCATGTAAATGTCCATCCATATCAACACTCATGCTATTCACAGTAAGATCACGATTTTTACTATCTTGTTCCCAGCTACTAATTCTCTCTACAGTTACACCACCAGGATCTTTACGTAGTTTGTATGTTATACTTGAAAGGTCAACCTTGATTTTTCCAAATACAGCCTTTACAGTTCCATGAACTATTCCACTGGCGTCATATTCAATTCCTTCGCTATCAAAAATATAAATGATTTCAGCTGGGTCTGCATTTGTTGCTAGGTCAACATCTCTTGGAGCTTTACCTAACATAAAGTCACGTACTGCGCCGCCGACTATCCTAACCTCAAATCCATATTTTGTCATAGCTTTAATGACTTTTCTAATTTCTGGGGTAAACATGCTTGTAAATGTTTTCATGTTTATTTTACGTTGTAATTCTGTTAACATATGTCTTGTCATAGTGACAGTCTCCAATATCCTTGTGAATACTCTTGTTGTAATAATGGTGTCCAAGATGTATTGTATACGTAGTAAATCCCGCTAAAATTATTTTTTACAATTTGTGCTCCATTGGTATTTGCGGCAGCACTCCACGAAACTTTCCACTCATTTCCATCAAATTCTATTATATCATTTTCTTGTGCAGTTATGTTTCCCCACCGTGCACTTGACTCAGCGGGTTTTTCTGTAAGTAAGTATCGTTGTCCTATAGCAGCTGGTGGTAATTCAGCACCTGGGCCTGATTGTAGTGGGTTTACAATCATAGTGATATCAGGTAAGGATGTTGCCGGAAAACTTTCAAAATCGGGAGTCCATATCAAAATATTTTGGTTGGTAGCTACAGGAGATATCCACCCAATAATATCAGTAGTTGTTTGATCCAAATCTAGTGTTGTTTTTATTCGTAACTGGCTTGCATTGCTACCAAACTCACTGTATGGTTGAAGATTTCCATACAACGTTAAAAGTCTCCACCAAGCGTATGAACCGCCCTGGTAAGTTCCAGATTGTAATCCTAATGCTGCAAGACTTCCTGGAACAATATCTTCAAAAATATTATCTCCACCATCGGAATTTATAAATTGCAGAGATGTATTATTATATAATTGGCAGTTAAGTTTTGTCCCTGTAAGTCCTGACTTTATATCATTGAGAGCTTCATTTAATGTGGAATGATTGATTGTGATTGTGCGTCCATTCCACAAAAATTGTTGTCCGTTAAAAAAGCTAGGTGTTGTTCCGGCAAATGTTATAGTTGGAAGATGATCTCTGTCAGTAGAATCAAAACTGTCATCACATAAACTTATTTGATAGGAGCCACCAGCTTGTGGATATAGTTTGATAGTTGCATTCCCTGGTGTAACAATAGATCTAGTTATGAATTGATATTCATTCCATTCAACAGCGTCGGCTTCTTTTGACCCCTGTACAATATTTGAAACTATTTGTTGAATTATTGACTGCTTCTTTACTTTTGCAGGTGGATTAATCCAAATAGGTATTTTAAAAACTAAACTTGCTACGTCAATTGGGTTATCTGTGCCTACTGGAATGCTTCTGCTTGACCATGTAATAGAGTCCTGCATTTCTATGTAACTCAAGACGGTCCAGTCCAGGGGATTTACACTTGTTTGTATATCAATTGATGGGTTGTACAGAACAAGTATTTGTTCTAGTAGTTGTTCTTTAATGTCAAGATTGTCACTCCAGATATCTACCTGCATTGTTAAATCATATGGTACGGGCATATATCGCTCAACTGTATACCTATTTCCTATTTCATTTGTATATCGTTGTGTTTCATTGTTATATGCACGTTCATTTACTACAACCGGCACTACAAGTTGTGGATCCTGACGACGGTTTGGACTCATTGCAAGATTGGATATATAGCAACTGATAAATGGAACAGCAAGTATTTTGTTTTCACTGTTGCCTCGTACTATACTTGAAGCGATTCTTGTTGAATCACCGTACCTGCAAGGCACTCTGATGAATTCTGGTTCACCAGTGGGTCCACCTCTTCCTGTTTTTACAGTAAAATTACTGAATGCACGTATGAATTGTAATCTATACTGTCTTAATTGTGCTGAATACCAATATTGCATAAATGTATTTACTTTCTGATAGTTATGAATTTAAAATAGGAAAACAACGATTATATCGTGCAATTCTATCATCTAATCCGTGTGTGCCTCCATTAATTTTTTTAGTTAAGGCAACATGGTCTTCCTTATCAGCTTCTGTGTTTAATTTTCTGGAATTCCAGAACCAACATGCACTTCTCACAGCACCATCTATTTCAACAAGTAAATCTGGATTTTCCAGAAGTATTTTACTTCCATATAAAGCTTCGCTACAGGCTGTATAATTTTGTTTGCCGGTAATCTGTATTAGTCCTCTTCCTCTAAATTTAAAACCATCGCCGGTATTTTCTGGACCATTACCCATTCTGTTTCCATATACATAGTTGGCGATTTTTTCAGGATTGCGCTGGTATTGGTTTGCCATTTCTTCTGTCAAAAAGTATTTTGAAAATACAGTTTTTAATCCTTTGGCACTATAATTAAGGTTTTCTTGTAGAATGTTGAAATCTCCACTTTCATGACCACACTGTGCTAACCATGCAGAAACTCTTTTTTCTGTATTAATTTGATATTTTGGTAAAATATCAACTAACGCAGGATACCAGGATGCGCTCTGTGTGTTTTTGATACATTTTGCTAATTTTTCTTGTGTAAAATTAAAGGTAAAGCTCATGATTTCTCCTATATGATGTCTGGATCTAATTTTGGTTTAACTGCATTTCTAATATTTTGCTGTTCTGGGGCTTGTGTGCCGTCAGTATTTGTTGTGATATTTGTGTTATTAATGAAGCTGGCAAGAGTTTGGTTTGCAGGTTTCCAAGTGTTTCTCCATGCAGTTTGTATTCGTATCCACTTGGATGCTTCTCTCTTGTATAACTGTGGAGGTGTATAATCTGTTCGTAAGAAATAATCACCTTCTAATGGGTTACTAGGCCATGTATTTCCATTTGCCACTGGCTTGCTACCATTTGGTGGGATACCATCCCCTGTCCATATATCCTGACCCATGAAATTTGGATTTTGGTTGGGTAAAACATAAAAATGTTGTGCTTGGAAATATCTAAATGGTACTTCAATGTTAGCTTGTTCAACCAATGCATCATTAATTTTAAGCTCTGCTTCTCTGGTACTTAAGACATCTTTCACGGTAGCATTTGCTCCTCCCCCGTTTGGATTTGGCACAGGATCTCCACTGGCATCCAATATTGGCAGCTCTAGAATATCTCTGAATTCTTGTGTATCAGTGATTGGATTGCACTTGACTCTCCAAATATGCGGCCACCAAGTTGGGCTATATCCTTCTGCTGGTCGTGTACCTTCTTCAACAACATAATATTTACTGATAGCGGCAGGTGATCCCATAACCAAATCGTCACGCTGGTGTAAAATTTCAATTACGTCTCCGCTCATAAGCCTGCGGCCCAATTGGTCAACCATGTCGTTTTGATGAAAAGTTATGAATATTGTTTCGTTTGTTAAAAATAGTCCAAATTGTCTTAAATCAAATTCTGTGTCGCTTACTTGATAGTGTCCTTTTAAACTATATACTGTAGTTTCGTACTTTCTATCCCTATTTTCCATGTTTAATACGTCTTGAATGGTAAGTGCAGGATCATTATTACCAGTCAAGTCCAGATTAACGGTTAGTTTGTCTTCATATCCTTGTGGTGTTACACCAATTATCTTATGAATATAAAATTCAGTTCCACCAATTTTATATTGTTCAGAAACAATTCTGTCTATAAATTTGTAATCATTTGTCTTGACGGCTACACCGCGCCATAAACTAAGAGGTGGCATTTTAGTTTCCTTTTTCTATATGTATTTACACTTTTTAAACAAAGTTCTGACCATAGAATAGCAGCCACAACTGATAAATATTGTTTATAAGGATTAGATATATGGCAACACCTCTCCGACAGAAACTTATCAATGAAGTACGATCCATGATGGGTGGTTCAATGGTTGACCTTGAACTAGACCCAAATGACTATGAGACAGCCTTAAATCTGGCATTTGACAGATACAGGCAGCGGGCTGGAAATAGCATGGAAGAAGGGTATGTTTTTTTAAAGGTTTTATACGAACAAAATGTATATTATCTGCCAGATGAAATTATGCAGGTTCGCCAAATTTTTAGACGTGGCCTTGGTGAAATAGGCGGAGGAACAAGTTTAGATCCATTTGCACTGGCATACACAAATCTATATTTGTTGCAGGCTGGTGCTGGTGGTGGATACACAGCTGGGTTGTTAACCTATGAGTTATTCAACGACTATCTTAAACAGGCTGGTCGTATGTTTGGAGCATATATGAATTTTACATTTGACCCTGTCACTAAAAAACTACAGCTTGTTAGAAAGCCAACAGGTGGTGAGACTATGCTGTTATGGGTCATGAAAGTCAAGAGTGATGACCAAATTTTACAAGATACCTATATCAAGCCCTGGATAAGAAGTTATACGTTGGCATGGACTAAAATGATTCTGGGTGAAGCATACAGTAAGTTCAATACTATAGTCGGTCCAGGTGGAGGAGTTACCCTGAAAGGTGATGCCTTAAAAACAGAAGCTAAAACTATGATGGAAGAATTAGAAAAAGAATTAGATCTATACATTGATAGTTCAAGTCCACCAATGATAGTTATTGGTTAATCCTTCATAAAATCATCAATTTGTTTGTACAGATCAACAAGTGTTCCATTGTTATAAATGATATGGTCGGGTGATCTGGATAGCCAGCTATACTCACTTGGGTGTATGCTTGGGTATAAAAATGGCATTATACTAACATTTTTAATTGCAAACTGTAGCCACTCTGGGTCTTCACCTCGTTTCACCCAAAGTATTTTACCATTCAATTGTTTGATCATTTGTATTTCATTATCAAATCTGACATCAGTGATAACAACGGGTGCCTGACTATTTTTAATTTTATTTTCTAGACTCCAGACCCAAATGTCTGTATGAAAATGATTTCTGAATACATCAGTTCCTATATTTTGAAAAACCCATCGTGGTGTAATTACTTTTCCAAATTTCTCACTCCACCATGGGTCTGGAAGCTCCCTCCATATTCTACTTTCTGAAGTGTCGCCTTCAAGTAAATCTCTTGGCCAGTTAAAAATATGAGATACTGCATCTTTAAGGCTGGAAGCAAAACTTACTGCTTTAAAGTTGTATTGCTGCGTAAGGTGTAACCCTACTGTTCCTTTACCACTGCCTATAAATCCAACGATTCCGATAATATTTTTGTTCATGTAGTAAGTTTATGAAAAATAAACAGTAAAATCAAGTATCTTTGTAATACATCTTGTTAATTAAGCACTTTTTCTGCCTTATGGAATAAATAATTGCACAAATTACCACTTGAAAAGAGGTTACATAAATGGCAATTTTAACTTCACCCGGCGTATCTGTAACAGTTACTGATGAAAGTCAATACGGAGCAGCAACTGTAGGCACAACACCTTTGATTGTTATCGCAACACAGAAAAATAAATTACAGCCCGGTAGTACCACTGAAATAGCACCTGGGACAACTGATGCAAACAATGGTCGTTTATGGCTTATAACAAGTCAGCGAGATGCCTTGCAGACCTTCGGTAATCCTGTATTTTATAGTAGTGCAGGCACCGTTCAGCAAGGCAACGAACTAAATGAGCTAGGTTTGTTCACACTTTACCAATATCTTGGTATTGCTAGTACTGCATGGGTACTAAGAGCAGATGTTGACCTTGGAGAGCTAGTCCCTTCTGATTCAGAACCAGTTGGCCCACCAAGTAATGGCCAATACTGGATGGATCTAAGTGCTAGTACGTTTGGTCTGTTTAGAAGTAATGGAAACCCAAATCCTGCTTTTACATGGCAACCTAGCAGTCCACTGGTTATCAATACCGAATCTAGCCTTGAAAGAATTGTACAAGGTTATAGTGCCACAAAAATAATAAGCGGCAGTGCCAGTTGCATCAGTGCAAATGGAAATTTAGTAATCAATGGCATTACAGTTGCCTTAACAAGTGGTGACAGCATTAGTGATGTTGCCAGTAAAATCAACAATAACCCAAATCTTGCTCGCTTAAATGTAAAAGCTAGTGTGTATGCACGCATGGAGAAATATAGTCCTACCGCAAGCTCATATGGTGATGTATATAACCTTCGTCTTATTAGCACCGACATAAACCAAGAAATTATTCTGACTGGAAGCACTGCAGGTATCTTAACAAACCTTGGTCTGACATCTTCACCAAGTAACGTTGTCCTACCTGCAGCTGAATACGGCACAAGTGGTGATTTTGCAATTAATACACTAACTAGTGCTGATGGAACTTATAAAAATGAAATCTGGGAAAAAATTACTTTAGAAACTGATAGTTCCAGTGAAGACTATTGGTTCCTTATTGGCAGCACAGATACCAGCCATCCTGGTTGGGGTTGGAGAGAAGCTTCTCCCCGTGTAATCACTGGCTCCACAGCTAATCCTACATTTACAAGTGGCGAACAGTGCACAATTAAAATTGGCTCAGGCAGCGTTTTAACTATAACACTTGCAGCATCAACTCTAAGTTCATTTGTCGGTCTAATTAACGCCCAATTGAATTCAGGTTCTGGAACAAATGCTGTAGCAAGTATCACTACAGTTGGTTCACAAAACTACCTGACTATTACCAACTATAGTGGCACTGATATTACAATAAACGACATCAGTGATCAATATGGCGTTGGAACACCATGGAAAGATGCTGGTATAAATCCAAGCAATACTTACTGGGCCTCAGTAACTGGTACGGTCGCCAACCCAACATATACTGCAGCAACGCTAAAAACTGGTAGTGCAACAGTAGCTGCTGCCGGTACAGGGTATGCAGTGGGTAATACTCTTACTGTAACAGGTGGAACATTTACTACAGCCAGCGTTTTGACTGTTGCAAGCATAAGAGCCGTCTCTGTTACAATAAATGCTCCTGGTAGCGGCTATAACGTGAATGATACTCTAACATTCAATGGCAGTGGATATACAACCCCAGTCATACTAACCGTTACTAGCATTGGTGCACTTGGAGTGATTACTGGCATCAGTGTCACACAAGCTGGACAGTTTACAGGAGTTGTTGCACCAAGCACAAACGTATCAGCTAACCTAACCAGTGGCACCGGAATTAATGCCACAGTGAACTTTACATGGGGTGTAAACACTGTTACAGTAACAACTCCTGGTAGTTACACAGTTTACCCAACCAGCCCTGCTAGCGTTACAGGTGGTTCTGGCTCTAGTGCAACATTCAACCTTACCAGCGACTGGTTACAGAGTGTTACATTCAGCATTGATCCAGGCACTGGTCCAGTTATAGTTCACGTTCCAGCCCTGCCAAACAATACGCTTGATGGATTAATTGACGAAATTAATAACAATGTTTTCCCAAGTGGGCCTATCGTAGCCTCTAAAGTAACCAGTGGACTAAACAATTACCTAAAGATTACAAATAGCAATGGAACAAGTTTCATTCTGGAAGACCTTCGTGGCACACCATTGAATGACAGTGGTATTCCTGCAGGTGTAACCTTTGGTCGTAAACTTGTTTATCAGGGTTACAACCCAGCCTTAGTTGTGCCAAATACTCTGGAAAATATGGCTAGTGAAAATATTTGGATCAACACTACTTCAGGTAACCAAGGTGCAAATTGGAGAGTCAAACAGTATGTTGTTGATACTTGGAGAACACTGAATATTCGTCCAAATACTGGTACAGTTCCTATGTATGCAACTACAACTGCAGCAGACGCTGCTTTCGGTAGCCTAAAACAAATAGGAACAGTATTTGTTCAATATAATGCCAGTGGCAGCACACCTGATCAAGCAGTTCACATTATCAAACAGTGGGATGGAAGTAGCTGGGCTGCACTTGAATATACACCAAGTCCAACAGAGCCATTTGGTCCACCAGAAGACGGCACTCTTTGGTATAACACTCAATTACGTGTTGACATTATGGTAAATGATGGTTCTCAATGGATGGGATACCGTAATATGTATCCAGCAACCGATCCAAACGGTCCTATTATAAGCTCTGTTGAGCCATTGACTCAAAGTACATTGGCACCACTAGTGGACTATGATATTTGGATTGACAGTAACGAAACACCATATCCGGTCATCAAACGATACAACGCTTTGACCGCAGCATGGGTCACAGTGAATAATACGGATCAAACTACAAGCAGTGGTATTATCTTTGCGGATGCACGTCCAAATGATGACGGATTAGAAAATGGTAGTACTCAGCCAAGAGATATGGTTCTGTCTAATTATATAGATCCAGATGCTCCTGATGCTCTGCTATACCCAGCAGGAATGATGCTGTTCAACACACGCTATAGCACTAACAATGTTAAAGTATGGAAGACAAATTATTTGTCAACCGGTGCGTGGACAGATAGATGGGTCACAGAAAGTGGCAACAGACCTGACGGAAGCCCATACATGGGGTCTGCGGCTCAACGTGCAGTAATTGTAAGATCATTACAGTCAGCTATTGTTAGCAATGAAAATGCCCGTGCAGAACAAACATTCTTTAACCTGATTTCAACCCCAGGTTATATTGAATGCTTGGACGAAATGATTGCACTAAACGTTGATAAGAAGGAAATAGCATTTATTGTTGCTGATACACCTTCTACACTTCCACCAAATGGAACAGCATTTGTAAACTGGGCAAATAACTCAGCTAATGCAGCGAGTAATGGTCCTGATGCTCTTGTAAGTTCTACACCATATGGTGCTGTTTATTACCCATGGGGTCTATCAACAAACCTTGATGGCAGTGAAGTTATGGTTCCAGCAAGCATGATTGCCCTAAGAACTATTGCATACAGTGACCAAGTAAGTTTCCCATGGTTTGCTCCAGCTGGGTTTAATAGAGGTCTAGTAACAGGAGTTACAAGTGTTGGGTATCTCACTCCTGAAGATGAATATGATCCAGTCGTTCTAAATCAAGGCCAGAGAGATGTTCTGTACCAAAACAAGATCAACCCAATTGCATTTATACCGGGCCGTGGTCTCGTAGTTTATGGACAGAAAACACTAAGCCCTGTCTCTAGCGCACTTGACAGAATAAATGTTGCACGCCTAATCAACTATCTAAAGTACAACTTAGATAACTTGGCTAAACCATTCTTATGGGAACCAAATGATGATCAAACAAGAACAAACGTTCAGTCAACATTTGACTCATTTATGCAAACTCTCGTAACACTGCGCGCACTATATGACTATGCAGTTGTTTGCGATACTAGTAATAATACTCCAGAACGTATAGATCGTAATGAACTATGGATAGATATAGCAATTAAGCCGGTCAAGGCTATTGAATTTATTTATATTCCAATACGTATCCTTAACACTGGCGATCCATTACCGGGTGGTGGCGTATAAGTAAAATTGTAAATGTTTTAGATGGGAGTGGAAGTATTTTTCCACTCCCATTTTTTATTTCCACAGTCCCATATTCTATCGTACCCTTGTTGTATTCGGTTTTGCCATTCTGTTAAATTTGGATCATCTTTGTCATTTTTACGTAATGAAAATCTATGTATTCGTTTGATGTTTGGAAAATCAATATACCAGTAACTTGGTGGCGTAGTTGTTGTTAAATTAAATCCCATATTTTTATAGGATTGTCCTGTATTCCATCTATTATCAGAATATGTTATTACTATAGCTGGGTTAAACTCCTCAATAAACTTTTTGAATAATTTTGATCCACCACCCAAAATCACTGTATTTTTTTGAGAGCAAAACCTATTCATTTCCCATGCATTTGCAGTTGATGAGGTTGACCCTTTTGAAATACTGGGTTTAGAAAAGGTCATAACAGAAAATAAGGCCATATTTTCATCAAATAATCCATATGATACATTTGCTTGACCACGCCCCTGTATATGATTTTGATCACAAAACTCATGAGCGGTTTTATTTTCAATTTGTTTAACAATAAGTTTTCGTGCACCTATTCGGTTATTAGTGTGTTTAAAAATATAATTTAATCGACTTTTTATTAAATCTGAATTATGTATCCATTCATCTTCAAATATAGTAATTAGTCTAATTCCTAACTGCATGCACTTTGTATATTTTTCTAAATGATATTTGGAATCTTTACCTTGTTTTTCACTGTGCCAGTATAACCCGCAATATTCAATCGCAAGTTGCATTTCTGGTATATAAATGTCTAGTTCTAGTGGATAAATCACACTACGATTGCCACTCAAAACCTCTCCTTTATAAATTGTTTTAATATATTCTAAGATTGCAATTTCATCTGCGCTTTTTGTAGGCGATAATCGACATACTGGGCACATATCAAATCTAAACTTTGAATCAGTGAAATATTGGGCCGTAAAAATAAAACCAGCATTACATTTAGAACACGTTAAATTAACTCTTTTTTCAACTATTGAATTTATTATGAGGCCAGCAGATTCTGCTCTTGTTTTATATCGTTCTATAGCATCACTTATTTTTTTTGCTGCAGTAATTTTTGACTTTTGACTGATTAATTCTTTTGTATTTGTAGACAATTTTTTACCACGCATATTGCTACCTAAATCATATCCATTGGCACGTTTTGTATTCACTGCTTTCAGTGCACGTTCACTAATTTTTTCCTTATTATCCTTTGCATAATTCTTTATCGCATCCCTTATTTTACTTTTTGTAAAATCAGTTAATACAGCTCCCTTTCGTGGATGATTTTGATTTTGTCTATAATTATCATCACGTGTTTTCAGTGCGGTTCTTATTTTTTCAAGTTGTTGCTCATCAGTTACTTTCTTACCTTTATTATGAGCTACTCTGCCTTTATTAAGTGTACTGATCTTGTCCTTGGCAGAATCATCATGCTTTTTTCCAAACATGGGATTATTTGTTCCGCTGTACTTTATACTGCGTTCTTGTCTGTATATTGGACAGCTTAAACTTTCATCACCATATTTTTCTTTGTATTCATGAGAAGAAACAGAATGTGATTTTAGATGTGTGCTGGTGATTATTTTATCAAAAGTTTTTTGACATATCTGACAACTAATAGGCATCTTAATTCCCTTTAGTATAGCCTAGTCGCCTCCACCTTAAAATGTCAAGAACTTGTTCAAATGTAGTTTGATATTATTCAAGGTTGTTCAAAACCGCTATAAATATCTTTGGCCTTGTATTTTGGTAATACAAGGGGTGTATGAGGTAATAAAATGGCAAGAACAAAAACCGCCAAGCAAGCCAGCAATGAACAACATATAGATCATTCAGATGAACAGCTTGTT